AAAAGAATGTGTCAAGTGGTGTATCATCATTCAAAGGTGAAAGTCGCAGTGGATCATCTCCAAAACTGTAATCTTCCATCTGTCCCGCACTAGAATCATTAAACTGTACGTTTTGTTCCTCAGTTGAATCCAATTCAGCTGAGTGAGGGTCAACCGATTGAGCATCTGTTTCAATTTTTGGATATAAATAGTCATCTAATAAAGCATATATACAATAAGATACAACTGACATAAAAATTCCTTGAAACGAAATTCTCTTTCGGTTCGCGCTTTCCTGCGCTTGTGGCACTATCCCTGCCACCGTTTGGGCCCAGACACTCTCTGGGTGAGCCTGCTTTGAGTTCAGGTTCTCTTTATCAATAATAAACAAAGGAAAATATAACTAATATGCAAATGTACAATATGCAAGCGTGCTAACGCAAAAAATAAAAATATATAAATATAAAGCCGTTAATGTACAATCTATGGTATCCAATATATTTACAAATACTTTTCCTTCCACATTTCAACCCGTTCGTCAAAAGTGAAGGCAACCGCAGGTGGGACAAAGTCCAACACCCGTACACACAGCTCTTTCATTTTGGGCTGATCCTGTTCGTACTCCTGTCGCCCATGGGCAAACAATTCATGCATGTATGTTTCAACACACGAAATTGCTACCGTTTCAGGAGTCTATGTTTTCGACTTAAGGTTTGCAAGCAAGGGCTTGTACATGGAACTCTTAGAAAGTTTTCCAATGCGATAACCAATTTCGGGGATGAAATTTGAATGCCTTTTTAAAAAATCGGCATCATCAACGTCCATATCATCCTCGACTAAGTCTGTCTTGTTCGGGTCCGTAATCTTCATCCCGTGCTCAGCTAAAAAGCCCTTAAAAACACGGAAATTAAATTTCTCCCGATATTCCTCGGCGACACTTCCCTTGAAGTCATCGCCATATGTCATTGCTGCCACAGCTTCCCGGAAATTTAAAACCTCGGGACAAGCGTGGAAAAAGCCCATGCGCACATAAAGGGAATTTGCAACACTGTTAATGTTTACAGTGATGTTGTTCCCTGATGTGTTCATGTTGT